TATCCTTTACTCTCAAGGTTTCTAACAATTGCAGAGCCAACCATTCCATTGGCTCCCGCAACTAATACTCTAGAATCACTGTCCATGAATACACATATCCTCAACTAATTGTTCGAAAGAAATCTTAGGTTCCCAACCTAATTTCTTCTTTGCCTTAGAGGCATCACCTAATAAAGTCTCTACTTCAGTCGGTCTAAAATATTTAGGATTCACACGAATGACTGGTTTTCTGCTAAATTTTTCAACTCCAACTTCCTCAAGTCCTTCACCTTCCCATTCAATATGAAGACCAAAGTAAGGTCCAGCAGCATTTACAAATTCTTTAACTGAATACTGCTTACCAGTAGCAATTACATAATCATCAGGTTGATCTTGTAGAAGCATTAACCACATTGCTTCTACAAAATCTTTAGCATGTCCCCAATCCCGTTTAGCATTAAGATTACCAAGATATAAACAATCTTGCATACCAACAGAGATTCTGGAAAGTGCCTGAGTAATCTTACGTGTCACAAAAGTCTCACCACGACGAGGACTCTCATGATTGAAAAGAATGCCAGTACAGGCATACATTCCATATGCCTCACGATAGTTCTTTGTGATCCAGTATCCATAAACCTTAGCACATCCATAAGGACTACGTGGGTAAAATGGTGTAGTTTCTTTCTGTGGAACTTCTTGAACCAATCCAAACATTTCACTAGTAGATGCTTGATAGATACGAACCTTATCTTCCATTCCAAGCAAACGAACTGCTTCAAGAACACGAAGAGTTCCAAGAGCATCTGTTTGTCCTGTATATTCAGGCATATCAAAAGAAACCTTTACATGACTTTGAGCACCAAGATTATAAATCTCATCAGGTTGAACTAACTGAATAACTCTAACAAGATTTGTTGAGTCAGTTAAATCTCCATAATGCAACTTTAATTTATCATAAATGTGATCGATACGATGTGTATTAATGAGAGAACTACGACGAATAATACCATGAACTTCATAACCTTTTTCTAAAAGGAGTTCGGCAAGATATGATCCATCCTGTCCAGTAATACCAGTAATTAAAGCAATTTTCATATAATAAAATATTTTGTATTATCATACCAAAAAAGGAAAGTTTATGCAACTCTCCTTTAATATATGTAAGAATAGGGTCGTATTAAATACTGACTCCACCAGTACTTTTAAAGTCTCTCCGTGACTATGGGAATACTGGGAGTTGAACCCAGACCAACCCGTTATAAGCAGGCCGCTCTGACCATTAAGCTATACTCCCAAAAATTCAACAACCCTCTTCGTGATCCGTGTGTATTCGAATCAGGTCGTCGTGTTCTTCTAAACCATCCACTATGTACTCATAATCCTTTGCTGGCATTATAACTACTTCATTTCCTTCATCGGTGACTATAAAAGATTCTCCATTTTCTACTCTTTCTAGTAGATTATCAAAGTCTGATTGAAATTCTTCTACCGTAAACTTTTTCATTTGCTTCATTAATATAAGATTATCATATCAGTTATTGGAAGATCTGTCAAAACTTATCTAAATGATCTTCCAATCGATGCAAAAGTTTTTCAATTTTAGGCATATCTGGAACTTCTAAATTTGACGCATAAAGATACTCATCCAATGCGATTGTAAGTAATTCAATATCACCTTTAGAAAGGTTTGGGGTTTCCCAACTCATTTAATTTCAAACTCCATTTTTCTAATTTTACGGTTTCTTCTTGATTCTTGATATGCAAGATCTTCTCTTGTAAAAAGAGAAGAAGAATTACTTTGTTGATTTGGTTTTGATATTAACTCTACCAAACTCAAATTTAATGCAGTAATTTTATCATCTTTTACTGTGGTTAAATTGTCACATCCACAACACTTAGTCTGTGTTGGATGTGAGTGCAACTCTTTGTTGCACATTTTGCATCTGACCTTTAACATTTTAATTCATCCGTTTTAATTCGTCAAGTATTTTAATTATAACATTAATTTTTATTCTAGAAAAGATCTCAACATCCAAACGAACTTACCGTGTGCTTCGTTTAAATCATCAACAAGATTAACAGTTCCTCTTGACTTTTGTGCTTCTGCTTCTTCAGCAACTTCACCTAACATATCTATGATTTTTTTATGTCCCTCAAGCAAATCTTTAATCATTTCCATTTCAGAAATATTAGTTTTTGCTTCTCCAACTCCAGAGACTTCTACAACTCTGGATAAAGAACTAATAGGTTTAATTCCCAAAAATCTCATATGCTCCGAAATGCGGTCAACCTCTTCCTGAATAGCAACATACTGTTCTCCAAACAAATCATGAATTTGTTTAAAGTCAGGTCCAACAATATGCCAATGATAAACCCAGGTTTTTTGGAATAACAAAAAAAGTGACGCCTGAGCATCACTCAAAGATTTAAATAAAGTTTCCATTATTCTTTTTGAAGTATTTATATGATGAAGAGGGATCATATGTCAAGACCCCTCAACTATTAAATTGTATTAGACTTCTACTCGAACCAGTCGAGAAGCATAATCATGGGCATAAGATGTGCGAGCACCATGATGCCCCCAACCAATCCAACTATACGCATAGTCCATGTAAGAGTAGATAGATTTGCCAGGAGTTTTCATCTTCTCCTCAATCCTCTTCCACTGAACTTCATTTGTTAGATAACGAAGTTGCGTTTGAAGTGATGATGGAGAACCACCATACTTCTTAGCAAAATCACCCAATCCATAATAACGATTCGCAGATGTCCATTGAATCAAACCATAACCACCTGAGCAGTTATAGTATGACGTTATACTACCACCTTCACAAACACTAGATTGGAATGTTGATTCCTGCTTAATGTTGCCCATGATGGTAGCAAGGGCGTTTCTGTCTTTAACACCATAATCTTGAAGAAATGCCAAGGTGGCATTTTCACTTTCATTACACCCTTTACAAATTAACCTTTTATCTTTTGGCTTTTCGGGAGCAACCTCTTTGGTCGCTGTCTTGGTCTCAAACTCCCTAATAACAGAAAATGGTGGTGGTCCACTCACAGGAGGGGGAGGAAATAAACCAGGCAGTGTTGCCGTATTGGTTGTAACCGCTGCCAAGAGAGGCAAGGCTACTGTAAAGAAATTTTGCATTTAGTTTAATTGAACTCTACATCCGTATAAAAGGGGGGTACACCAAACCTCTCGGTAGGCACCTTCCACGGCTCTAATTTTCACGATCAAATTCTCATAATATTAAAACCTACTCATAATAGGAATCCAAAAATGGATTTTTGCATTATATCAGAGTATTTAGAAATGGTTAAAAATCTAAAAAGTTTCCACTGATATAATCAAGTGATAATACTTCAAGGTTTTCTTTTTGAATTACCCAATCACGGATTTCATCATAGATACATTTCGCATCTTTTGCTCTACCCTCTTCACACAAATCGTGCATACGATCAATATGTTGTTGTATTGTATCATTACAGATTTTTTTGAGGTGAAGTTTCATAAAAATAATCTTTCCTAAAATACCTTGAAAGTATGTTGGAATTATAATACTTTGGCACTCCATCGTCAAGTGCTTCCGTCAAAACATTATTCAAAAATAATTGTTTAGTCTCTTCGTAGTTTGTCTTACCTAATGTCTTATGAAGAGACAGAATACTTCTTTTGAACTTATCTTTACCTAATAACTTAATATCGTCTTTCAGTTCAGGGCAGGATCCATAGTATTTCTTCCAATCACTTTCTTGTTTTACTTTTCTTTTCTTTCCTTTTGGAGTTCTAAAAGACCAAAAGTATTTTCTTCCTAAGTATTTTCTACTGTTCTCTTCGCACTCTATTAAGTAGATAAATCCAAAATGCTCTCCAATATCTTCCGTCTCAAAAACTTTTCCTTGATATAACCAAGGGTTTTCATAACTCATTCGGGCCCTTAATAATCTTCAAGTTATTTAGATATAACTTATCTTTCAACCCTAACAGAGTGATTATAGTCATAAAAAAAGCACCTGTCAAGGTGCTTAATAAATTGTAATATTATATCAATCTTCGTCTTTTGGTTTGTATCTTCCAATTTCAGGCATTGAATGCTGTTGCTTACCACCTCTCTTAGCAACACTTGTTCTTACACTATTGATGTTATCAAATCTTTGAAGTTCTTTCATTCTTGCCTTTCTTTCCTTAGAACCAACATCAGTTCTTAGTGCTTGTAGTTGTCCCTCTTCATTATCAAGGAGTTTGCTTTCCTTTCTTTTCATTTTAGCAACAGGAAGAGGTTTCTTTTCTTCCATAATTTGATCGAACCAACCCTCACTCATATTGTTGATAATCACATTTGCGTCATCAACTGTTGATGCAAAGTTGTTTTCGAGAAGATATGATGCTACAAACTCGTATGCCTCATATGCCTCTCTATTGAGCATCTTTTTCTCCTTGGGGGTCAAAGCACTTCTTTGCTTTCCTCTTGCTGCCTGCTTTGCTTTTACAGCAGGGTCATCAGACTTATGAGCACCCAAACGAAGACCATAATCAGAAGAAGTTGTTCTGCGGAAATCACCTCTCTGCGTTCTTGCAAGTTTTTCTCTTGATGCTTGCTTTGGTATATTTCCATAGGTTTGTCTGTCTGCTAATGCGGTTGCTCTATCAGCAGACTCTCCGCCACCTGTTGATTTTGCAATCTTATTACGAATTGAAGTCTCATCATAACCTCTCTTAGCCATCGCAGTTGCTTCATAAATCTCAAACATATCTTCCCAAGTATATTCACTTAGGTCATAACCTTCTTCTAAAAGTTCATTTACCCAAAGTTCCACTTCTTCGTTGTAAGACTTATCCTTCACCATAGCAATTGCTTTTGCTTTGGGAACACCAGAAGCAATCATTCTCGCAACTCTTACATCCGCAAAGTCATTATCACCATCTTGGTCTTGGTCTACTTTTTTCTTTGCTTCGTAGATTGAAGAGTAAGCACCTGCAATATCTCTAATTGTTTTTGCAGAAGGCCACTCGTAAGATTGTTTTTGCATAATACCTGTTCCTGGAGTTGGAGGTTTTAATTTTTGTTGTGCTTGTTGTGCAGCAAGTGCAGAACCTGCTGGTGCTGGTCTATTTATAACAGCAGGAGAGTTTGCCTTTGCTACATCTGCTGCAACACTTGACGCACTAGGAATTGCAGGAGTTGGTCCAGTTGTAGGAAGATTGGTCTTCTGTGCTGCTTGAAGTGCCTTTTCTGAATTCTGTTTTGTACTAGTATTTTCTCCAGCAGTTTTTTGTCTTTCTCTTTCTCCTTGTGCTGCTCTCAATTCAGCAGATGTTGGAGTTCTTCTCTCAAATGAAGTTTTGCCCAATACACCAATTGCTGGTTTTGGTGCCGACGCAGCAGGAGTTGGTGAAGATGGTTTTGGTGTTCCAGTTGAAGCAGAACTTTTTGCAGCATTTTGTGCGGCAACACTTGAATAACGGGACTTCTCTGCGGCACTAAATGCTCTTGCTTTAAAATTAGCACCAACTCCTATTCCTTCTACTCCATCTTTCTTTGAAAGAACTGGCCCAGAAGGTCTTGCTGCTGGTCTTGGTGGAGGTGTTGAACCTGAACCTGCTGGTGTTCTTGCTGCTGTTGGAGTGGTTGCTGGTGGTTTTGCTGGTGTTGGTTTTACTGGTTTTTCTGCTTGTTGTTTATTGGGAGTAAAGTATCTTGCAACTCTCCCTGGTTGTCCTGGAATAGGTTGATATCTTGTTACTCCTGGTTGATTATTGAGTGTTGATGCATATGGTGTATTTAAAGTTACTTTCCCACCCTTTCCACTATCTGTTGCTACTTTTGGTTTGTCTTCTCCTCTAGCAACTCTTGCAGCTTTTGCTCTCAATCCAGCAGCAGCAATTCCCCTACCTTGTCTATCCAATTCATTTGCTGCATCCAAAGCAGTTCCAACTTTCTCATTCAACTGCTCTTCATCATAAACACTCAAATACAACTCATTCAAGGCGTCCAAATCTTTTCTATTCATCTTCTTAGGAGTAGTAAAAAGTACTTTTCTATACTTATTTATTCTTTTTATTTACTCGCAGATGGTGAAACCTTAGCATACACCATTCTTTTTCCAAATTCATTTGCTGTAGAGACTGGTGCTAAATCTTTTGCTGTTCTCAAACTCAAATCCATCTTAACTTCTTTATTAGTATCTCCTGCTCTTCCAAAATTACCAGTATCTTGAACTGAAGTTTTAGCAACCTTTGTTGCTGTTCCCATAGGTTTTGTTGTGAGGTCCATTTTAGTACCAAAAGGTGTAGATGGAGTACCTTTCCACACTCCTTTTGGTACTTCCTTCTCTTTGTACTTATAAGGAACAGCAACTAATCTCTGCTTATCATCAAATTTGTGCCCACTAGCAGTTTTTGGCCCTGGTGTATCTGCTTTACTATAAGAACTTACCTTTACTGGTTTCCATCCATATCTTTGTTGCTCCTTATCACTATGTGTTCTTTGAGTGAATTTACCAGTATCTTTATCCAAAACACCTGATTGATAATTCTTATAAGCTAAAACTTTATTGGAAGGTTTTGGTTTTGGGGTTTCACCAAACCCAAAAAGTTCTTGTATTTGGTATGCTTCGATACAAAACTGTTTAAATGTTTTCATAATCAATCAACAAACTGTTTCCAGTAGTCATAAGAAGACATCTCTTCTCCCATATTCCTTCTTGCTTTTTTACGTGCTCTTTGTGTTTGCTTTATGGTTGAAGATGGATTATCACTAGTTCTTCCACCCTTTGCTCCTTGATAAGAACGAAGTGTCGTCTCACCAGATGCATTTGGTTTTGCTAAGTGAGTTTTAATTTTTGTGGAAGTTGGATTGTTTTGTTTCTCTTTCTCAAATGCATTATTAACTTTTGCAGCATCATCATACATATGAGTTGTCTTAGCACCACTCTGCTTTGCAATTCCTTTTGCCGTATCTACTTTTTTCTTCCCAACATCACTACCTTTCATTCCACCAGTATAATGAATTTTATTCATAGGAACATCAATACCGTGCTTCTTCAAGTGTCCTTGGAATTCACTTGGTTTATCAAACTTTGAACGAGCAGTAATTATATGAACGTTTTGTCCTCTTGCTTGTTTTCTCTTAACATCTTTAATTGTTTTTTTGTTTGGAGTAGAAGTTTTTGAGAAAGTTTTAGCACTTTGGAACTCACTAAAATCATAAGAATGTCCCTTATCTTTATCAAGTTTATGAGTATTAAACTCTTGATTGCTCAAACTTTGAACTCTTTTCCCAGATGCGTCCTTTACGTGAACCTGAACATTTGGTTTGCCTTTCTTACCGTGACCAAATAAGGTCTCATCAACATCATATGCGTGAATTGTTTTCTTTGGTCTAGTTCCTCTTGCTTTCTCTTCAATATACTCTTCAAGGATAACTGCTACAAACTCATCACTCATACACTCAAACATATTTTCAGCAGTCTCATAATCTCGTGCGAAATCACTATCAACTAATGTTTCAATTACATAATCATAAATGTTTTCCGTTTCTTCTTTTTGTGCCGCATAATAAGCACCAAGTGCTCTCTTAATTCTTTGCTTCTTACTATCACCTTTAAATGTTTTGCTCTTTGAATGAACGAAATCACTGATTGTCGCACCAGCATCAGCACCTACATCAATCTTTTCATCAAGTTCAAACTCTTCGTTTTCTATTCTTGCTCTTCTATCATTTTGATTGCTTACGTGACTATCTTGATATTTTGTAACTTTACCTGTCTTATCTCTAATAAATTTTGTTTTCGTCCATTTACTTTCCTTTTCTCCTCTTTGTTTTTTTTCTCCCCAGTTATCAATATGAAGTTCTGTTCTAAACTGATTTTGACCATCCTTATTTCCAATATAAGGATTATTTGTTATTCCTGCTCTTTTATTTCTTGCTGTTTCCTTTTCACTTCTTGATAGACTATTATCAACCTTTGCTTCACTCACTTCTACTTCTTCTTTCTTTACTGACGCAACAAAACCAGGAAGTTGTGGTCCACCCTTTTTTGCTCTTTCTTTTCTTCTACGAGTAATTTCGGCATCTGCCTTATTCGCAAATTCTTTCTGCCCTGCAATATCTGGATGCTCTGCCGCAACACCTTCACTATAAAATCTTTTAAACTTAAAAGTTCCAGACATATGAGTAAGCAATACCTTCTTTTTATTTATAAAAAAAAGAGGGGTCGAAACCCCTCACATCATAATTGAAATCCAGCAAATGTATCTTTTTCTACATCTTGTTTAATACCACCAACCACATAACTTTCAACTTCCGTTTCTTGTGGTGCTACTTGAAGTCCTTTGGAACTAATCCAATGCTCCGTCCAAGGAAGTGGATTGTTTTTAGCAGCAATATCATAAATTGGTTTAATACCAATAGACTTCATACGACGATTCGCAATCCACTCAACATAACTCCAAAGAAGTTTGTCGTTCAATCCAATCATTGAACCATCCTTAAACAAATATTCTGCCCACCTCTTTTCCTCATTTACACAATTCTCAAAGGCACCTTTTACCCATTCCTCTTCTTCCTTAGCAATTTGTTGCATTTCTGGATCATCTCCTTCACGCCATTTATTGAGGATGTTTTGAGTAATAACAAGGTGCTGATTTTCGTCTCGTGCGATGAGAGAGATAATTTTAGCGGATCCTTCCATAAGTTTGAGTTCACCAAACGCAAACGAGCAAGCGAAAGAGACATAGAATCTGATACCTTCGAGAATATTGACATTTGCTACTGCACGATAGAGTTTTCTTTTGAGTTCATATCTTTCATCCTTTGCAGTTCCAGCACCCTCTTGTGCGTGAACCCAAAGATTTGAGTTTCCATAATGTTGTGCGGAATTAATAAAATCATCGTAAGCACCAGTTACTGATGATGCCCGTTCAAGAATTTTTTCATTACTCAAAATAGAATCAAAGACTTCTGTGGGATCAGAGTAAACATTCTTAATAATGTATGTATAGGAACGACTATGGATCATTTCCATAAATTCCCAAACCTTCATACATGCTTCCAATTCTGGAAGAGAACAATAAGGTGTGAAAGCCATTCCAGGACCACGACCCTGAACTGAATCCAAAAGAATTTGATACTTCAAATTAGAAGTAAAGATGTGCTTTTGTTCTGGACGAAGAGTTTGATAATCCGCACGATCTTTCTGTAAAGAAACTTCTTCTGGTCTCCAGAAATATCCCAACTGCTGTTGAGTCAGTTTATCAAAGACAGGATACTTGTAAGAATCATATCTTTGAACTCCAAGAGGAGCACCAAAAAACATAGGTTGCTTTTTGGCATCTATCTCTTGAGTATTAAATACGGTCATTCCTTCAATCATTTTTTCTTTCTCTGCAGTGGTTCTAAATTTTACAGGATTCACAATCTTCTTCTCCACCTTCTAAAAGTTCTTTAACTAAATCATCAATACTTACTTTATCTTCCTTAACTTCATCAGTCTTATTGTCATATGTATTTTGATAATATGCCGTCTTATGTCCCAGTTTAAAACAAGTAAGCATATCTTGTGCCATTACGCTAACAGGAACTTCATTATTGGCATAATTCTCTGGATTATACGACCAGTTTCCAGAAATCGCTTGATCGAAGAATTTCTGCATAACTGCAACAATATTAATATACCCACGATTGCTAGGCATATCCCAAAGCAACGTATAGTTGTTTTTAAGATGTTGATACTGTGGAACAATCTGTTTGAGAGGTCCTTTTTTAGATTTCTTAATTGATAAGAATCCACGAGGAGGTTCAATTCCATTAGTTGCATTTGAAACTACAGAACTTGATTCTGATGGCATTTGTGCTGTAAGAGTAGAGTGTCTCAATCCAAACTCTTTAATTGACTGTCTTAGTACTTCCCAATCGTGCTGAAGAGGAACAGAAGACACTTCATCTACATCTTTCTTGTAAGTATCAATAGGAAGAATACCCTGTGAATATTTAGTACGATTGAAATATTCGCAAGCACCCTTTTCTTTAGCAACTTCATTTGATGCTTTAAGAAGAAAATATTGGAATGATTCAGACAATTGATGAACCGCATCCCAAGCTTCTTGAGTATCATAATTAAACCCAAGTTTAGCAAGATAATGTGCCAAACCAATATATCCAACACCCAAAGATCTACGTGCTTTAGTTCCAATCTCTGCAGCAACTACAGGATAGTTTTGATAATCAATCAGTTCTTCTAAACCACGAACAGAAAGATTACAAAGATCCTCAAACTCTTCATCTGATTTTACTTTGCCAACATTAATAGCAGAAAGAATGCAAAGTGCAATTTCACCATTAGGGTCATCAATATGCTGAAGTGGAATTGTAGGAAGTGTGATCTCTTGGCAAAGATTACTCATTTCCACCTTATCTAAGAAAGAAGAGTGTGAGTTGCAGTGGTCAATATTCATAATGTAAATACGACCAGTTTCTGCTCTTTCTTTTAGAAGGTCCAAAAAGAGTTCTTGAGCTCCGATAGTCTTTCTAGGAATAGATTCATTTCGTTCTGCAGCAACATAAAGATCGTCAAATCGATCAGTCCCAAAAGCAGCATAAAGACCAGTAACTGCGTGTGGAGAGAAAAGTGAGATTTCTTCGTTTTTAATAAATCGTCCATAGAACAGTTTAGAGATTTGGATACTGTAATCTAACTTACGAACACGATTATCCTCCGTACCCTTATTGTTTTTTAAGACTAAAATGTCTTCGATTTCTTGATGCCAGATAGGAAAGTGGACTGTAGCAGAACCACCTCTGATGCCGTTTTGTGTGCAGCATCGCACAGTTGCTTCAAATTTTTTAAGGAAGGGGACCACACCTGTGTGTTGTACCTCTCCACCTCTGATTTTAGCGTTGATGCCACGGATGCGACCTGCGTTGATGCCGATGCCTGCCCTTTGAGCAACATACCTCCCAATAGCCATATCACTACTGAAGATGCTATCGAGGGTGTCATCAACATCAACAAGAACACAACTAGCAAACTGCCTGAGAGGTGTTCTAACTCCTGCCATGATTGGGGTAGGAATGTTGATTTTGTGTTTTGAAATTGCGTCATAATACCTCTTTACATATGAAAGACGTGTTTCTTTTGGATATCTAGCAAAGATAGTAGCAGCAATCATCATATACATGAACTGGGGAGTTTCATATACTTGACCACTACTGCGGTCCTGAACCAAATACTTATCAACTACTTGACGAAGACCAGCATAAGTAAACAGATAATCTCTACTATGCTTGATATAATTACCAAGTTTGTCAAGTTCTTCTTCTGTATAATTAGTTAAGATTTCTGGATCGTACACTCCAACGTTAACACAATTCTTAATATGATCTACAAAAGCAGGATGATCTTGAACTCTTCCATACAAAGATTTTCTTACAGAAAACAGAAGTAGTCTTGCTGCAACAAACTGATAATTTGGATTATCCAAATCAATCAAATCACTAGCAGAACGAATTAAAATCTCCTGAATTTCTGCTGTTGTAATTCCATCATAAAATTGAATACCAGATTGCATCTCAACCTGTGATGCAGAAACACCAGACAGGTCCCTACATGCCTCCTCAACCATCAAGTGAAGTTTATTGAGATCAAGAGGTTCATTATCACCACTTCTCTTAACTACCTTTGTACCGTTGCTCATACTCGTTTCCATCCAATAAGTTTTGCTTTTGCTTCTAGTCCCATATAAGTATTTTCCTTGATGATTTTTGGGGCATCAATTCCTGATAGGATCATATCATTAATATCCTTTTCTTTCAAGTCATTTGGCCAAATGACAATTGGAAATCGCATTTGTATTGCTTTTTCCATTCTATCAACAATTTGTTTATTCCGTTTTTCATTATCATATACCATTACAAAATCTGTTCCAAAGTTAGAAACAAAAAACATTTTGTCAATGTCTGCACCAACCATAGCAATTGAATTATCTAAAAACATACTATCAAATGGTCCTTCAACAACATAAACAGTTTTGTCGTAATCTGGTTTATCCAAATTGTAAATTTTTGGATGTGTATCATTAAGAATAATCGTAATGTATTTTACCTTTGAATTTTTATTCAAACTACGACCTTGAAATCCAAATATTTCTCCTTTATTAACCAAAGGAATAATGATTCGTGGTTCGTCCTTTTCTACTTTATCAAAGGTGTGTTTTTGAGTATTCGTCCATTCTTTAAACTTCTCACAGAAATACAATTCACGCAGATAGTTGTTGGGTATCTTTCTATCTTCTAGGTATTTTCTTGCGGAGTGTTCTTTATTTAGTTCTGCGATAGTAGGTAGGTCAAATGCCTTTTTTGAAAAGTTTGGTTTCTCAAAATTAAACTCTGGGTTCTTTGTTTGAGATCCTCTTCCTGTTGTTCCCTCTTTATACCTTTCCATTACATACTGGTCATAAAGAACAGTATCCATATCTTTTAGAAAGTTTGTAAATGTTCTAGAAGTCCCACAATTATGACACTTAAAATTGTGGTCGTTCTTTAATTGGTAAATATATCCTCTCGTTTTACTCTTTGTCCTTTGACTATCACCACAGTAAGGACACCGAAAGTTATAAAGACCTTCTTTCTTCTTAGCAAACTTATCCAGTCGGGAAGAAACCAACCCGATGTATTTGGAATCAACAAAACTCATTACAAAAGAATACTATTTCAGTCTCTCTATTCTACCGTTGTCTTGTGCTGGTGTCAAGATTTTTCCAAAGAAATCTGCGTTTCTAACTACAAATGATAAGCAAAATACTATTCCAATACCTATCCAAACTTTCTTTTCTAATCCTTGCAACTTTGCCAATACCGCAGTATGGTCCTTATCCATTTTATCTTTTAACTGATCCATCTTTGTAAAGAGTATATCTTCTATCTTTTCCCCATTATTAATTTTTTCTTCGTGAACTACAAGCATTTTAGTTACATTTGCATTTACTTCACTTATCTTTTCAATCGCACTCTCAATACGTTGCATTAACTGTTCACTTGTATGGATTTTCTCCTCAAGAATTGCAACCTTTGTTTCTATTGTTTGAGGGGGAGTATACATTGGATTTCTTATGGTTGTGGGGTTCTTCGTTGTAACCAATTTTTGCGGAATCCCGCTCCATATATGTATTTATTCTTCTTTTTTACTGGAGGATTATCTGGTGGAAGTCCCGCAATATTAATTTGACCTGGTGGATTTGTGGAATTTGTAGGAGCAACAGATACAGACATTCCATCCTCAACAATATAATGTCTTACAATTGAAATGATTCTGTCTAGAGTGGATTCTTTCATTAGATTAAATTAAGTTGTTCTAAACATTCTATATCAATTGGAATATTATGAATTTTAGTTTTTGGAACTTCTGGCAATCTTCCAAGATAAACTACAAAAGTTTTTACAATAGTCCAAAATTCACTATCTATTTTATAAAATAATAAAGGTGTTGCTGCATCACCAAAAACATTATAAAGAATAATAAAATGATTAATCAAAAGGTGAGCATTCAACTCACCCGTTGTTTTATGTCTCTTCAATAATCTTTTTATCCACTTGAACCTTTTTAGGTCCTCATAAAAATCATCTTTGGTTGCAGCTTGTGGATTATCATAATGTTTAATAGCAAACATCAAATAATTATCTTCATTCAACTCATCAAATCTCATATCATGCTTTAATCGTTAGAGTAGTTGTCCCAATACCGACACCAGAAGTAGTTCCTGCACCAGCAATATTTTTAACAAGTCCAGTTAAAGAGCTAGTAACACCAGCACCACCAGAAGCATCTGTAATGATTCCAATTACCCCATTTGCAGTAGCAATTCTTAAAACAGTTCCAATACCAGTTGAAGGTGAAGTAAATGCAAAAGCAACTCTGTTGGTTATTTGTCCGTTAAAAGTAATTACAGTTTGCCCTACTCCAGGAATATTGAGTGAAACTGGAGCCCTCGCAGAAGCAGCAGTAGCAACAATATTTGAACCAGTAGATGGAGTAATGAGAACAGTTGCACCAGCAGAACAATAAACTGTTTCGTTCCAAACTATGTGAACGTATCCAGTAGTCCCAGTCGCAATTCCAGTTGTTCCACCAGCACCAATACTGATTGGTGATGCAAGGTTTGGATCTTCAAAGAAAACAGCAATTGGGGTAGCAGTACCGAGACCAACTGTACTTGTGCCAGAACCAGTGGTATTCAATCCAGAAACTTGTACGATCAATTCGTCATAATAACTTGTAGAAAGACCAGAATGCATTCTGGTTCCATAATGCCTATAAGTCCATCCAGCATTTGTTGCAAAGCAATTATAAGGACTTCTGTTCTTGTCAGTTGCTTCAAATTGAGAATTAATTGCAGAATACTCACCAAAGTATTTGGGAATTGCATAATTATTTGCTGCAGTCTCTGCGTTTGTTGAAATGCCCCAAAGTGCCATGTGATTTCTCGTTAATTTTTTTCCTAAACTTATTTATAAAAACAGGGGAGTATCAAACTCCCCTAATATTCATTTATTATATTTATCAGCAGTTCCATTTTCTTAATGAAAGTGCCTTTCTTGTTGGTCTTCCCTTTTCATCTTTCATAGGACCAGGCATTCCTCCCATACGAGCACAGAAAGACTTTCTGCGTTTTGCTGCTTTACTACCTTTTTTAAGTTTTGATGGTGGAGTAGTCACAGCAAGAGAGAGTTTTGAACCAGGATTTTCTCTACGATAAGAAGCAATCCCTTTTTTGTTTAGTCCACCCTCAGGGTTCTTTCCTTCTTTTCTTTGCCAAGCAGCAGATTCCTCACCAATAATTCCCGAATTCAATTGAGAGTTCTTTTTCTTCTTTGCATCTACTGCTTTTTTAAGAATTGTCATCATAAGAACTTTTTTTTTATCATCCTCACAACCACATTCTTCTGCTACTGCTTTTTTCTTTTTCTTTTTCTTTGGTTTTTCAACATTAGCATTTAGTTCCTTCATTTTTTTTAGAACACTAGCAGTTCTACTTCTTCTTTCACTTGGAGACTGAGAAGCAAAAGTTTCACGAGAATGTTGACGGAATGTTTCATCCCCCTCATCATATCCTTCCGTGACTTTTTCCGTTTCACCAGACATATAATCAGCAACACTATCAATATGGTCTGCTGCTTTTGTAATTTTAGATTGAACCCAAGCAGGAAGTTGTTGATTTGGAGATTTTATTTTTTTACGAAGAGTTTTGACTGCTCTTTCCATCGTAGCAAGTTCATTATGAGCCATTCCACCTTCTTCGTCTCTTTCTTCTTTTATATTTGGGTTGATTTCAATTTTATTTGGTTTATTTGATGGTAGTACATCAATAATTTTTTTCTTTTCTTCTTTGGAAACTTCATCTTTGATTTCAAAAATAAACTCTTCTCTCCAATTTGAGTATCCTTCATTACGTTGAGCAATCAATCTCTTTTTAAGTTCTGGATTTTTTCTTGCTCTTTGTCCCAAAGATGTTAATTTTGCACCTTTAGAACCTTGAGGAACACCACCAGAAGGAGGAAGTCTCTTAGTTGATGGAACCAATCTTTTTCTTTGTGGTGATAATAACTTTGGTTCTGGTGCTCCTGTTACTTGTGGTGCTGGTGTTCTTATAGCAGCAGATGGTGCTGATGATTTTGGTCTTCCACCTAAAGGATCACTTTTTTTAGGTTTCTTCTCTAATATTTTACTTGCTCCATCACTTTTTTCTGCTTCTGCTGCTGCTTTTTTTGCTTTATTTTTTGCTATAAGATAACTAATTCCTGCTTTCGCAACTCCACCAGCAAGAGACGCAGCATTTCCAACTGCCTTTGTATAAGCAGTCGCATCACTATCTCTATATGAGATTGATTGTGATTTAATACCAGAAAGAGCAGCACTTGCGGCTTGTCTAGGCTTATTTTTAATATCCTCCAATTCCTTCTTTTTTCTTTCTTCAGCATTTTTTTGAGATTGACCTATAACCCACTTGGAATGTGTATCTTTTCTTTCATTTTCTTTTTCTCTTGTATCTTGGCGTCTTTCTCTTACTTTTACATCTCTTTCTCTTAATTTTATCTCGTCTGGAGTTAATCTACTCTTTCTTTTTCCCTGTGCTTTTTTCAAAGCAGCAGAACCTTTTATATTAGATTTACTAATTTTCAATCTTCTTTGTCTTTCTGCTTTTTCTTTATTTCTATCTCTTGCTTCAGCAATAATTTCGTTCCAAGGTCTCATTTTGCTTAGATACTTCTTTTCTTACTTGTATTTATGTTTTTCTTTGGTACAGTTGGTTTAATCTCAACATCAGTATATGAAACCACTGGTTGCCCTGGTGTGATTGATTGTGCGTGTGCTCTATAAGCACAAGTTCCAATCTCTTGTACTTCTCTCAAATCTTTTAACCAACTCTTAAACATCACACCTTCTTTCGTTACACAAATTAAATGATTTGCTCCCCTACGAAGAATTCTTCCAACCAATCCACTATTTAAGTTTTCTACCAAAGCACCAACATCAAATAATCCATTCTTCTTATAATTCCATCTCATTCCCTCATAATCCATTTCTGGAGCAATCTTCCAAATCTCAGTATCTTCACTTACTTTCATCGAACGAGAAACGGTATTAAACATTTCCTGTTTCTCTGCGGTATCCATGTTTGCTGGAAGACCAGTAGCAAATCTTTCATAATCTCCCATTGCTGCTGCTGCTCTCATCATCGCAGAAGAACCAGGACTTTCAACATCACTATCAGGGTCTTTCACACCAGACGGAACTACCTCAATATTATTGAACTGATATTGTTGTCCATCTCCTTTATGAACTAAACTTTGGAATTCTCCAAGTCTGTCTTGTCCCGTTATAATTACAACATCAGTATATCCATCATTATACACAGAACCCAAAACATCAAATATAGTTTTTGCTTTATTACTATCTACAATATAATCCGCATACTCTGGGAACATAGATTGTAGATAAGAAATCTTTAATCCTGGATTGAGTGGATTTGTTGCTCCATCTTCAATACGACTTGGATAAACTCTAAACTCAAATTTTCTTCGAGTTGCTTGTGAATATCCTGCTTTTAATAATGCTCCGTGATTTTTAGATGGAGGATTAAATCTTCCAATCACAATCGCAACACCATTAACCTGCTCTTCTTCTGGTTGCTGTTGCTGTGCTGCTTGTTGTTGTGGTGCTGCCTTTTGTTGCTGTTGTGCTCCTGCCTCTTTCTTTTCTCCTTGTTGCTGTTGAGCATCAGCACCACCTTGACCAAAATATTTTAACTTTCCGCCTACAGTTTTTGCTACAAGATTTCCTTGATTATCATACCAATCACCATGACCATCTCCTTTAAGTCCGCGATTCTTTGCTTCAGTAGACGCAAGTGTTTCTACTGCTTCTTTAATAAATCTA